GCATCGTCTTTAAACGACCAGCAGCGTTGTTACTTTTAATAATCTGTGCGCCAAGGGTTTCATTAGGATCAGTCTGTCCACGCTGAATATCAGCAATACCCATGATTTCATAGATTTGGTTCTTAACCTGATCCATTGCTTGATATGCAAGGGTTAAAGCAGTAGCAAATGGGGTAATGTCTACTAAATCAATAGCGCCTTTCATGCCTTGTTTTTCAGCAAATGCGGCCCAATTCTTAACTGGGATCAAGGTGTTGTTTTCGCCTTCGGAGAATAAACGACCTAATTCACTAGCAGAAGCATCATAGACTCCACGCACTTTAAGGGCGTTAATTAGTCCATCAATACGATCAGCCAATGTGTCTAGTTCCCGAGCTTGATCCTGATACATTGTGTAATCAGGAATAGGCTCTAAGCTATCAGTAGTAATCGTTGAATATAAAGGTTTAGGGCAGGGCCAGAAGTTCTCTAGCTCTAGCGGATCATCTCGTTCGTCAAGGATTTTGCCCATTGACTTAGAAATCCACAATACTTTGCCTGTTTCTTTATCCCAAATTTCATAGATACAAGCCTGAAAGTTCATTTCAGTATTGGCTTTATAGTAAGACTTGCCTTCTTCTGGCTTAGTATCTAAAGGTATTTTGTTACCTAAATCTTCACCAAAACGCTCAATCAAAGCGTTACGGTTCATATAGACTTTACGCCAGCAAGCGGTTACTTCTTCCCATGTCCTAGCAACCGTGTGTCCAAAGTCTTTCCAATGGACATAATCACAGGGCGCACATTCGTATTCGATTTCTTCGTTTGTTTCGCCAGGCTCTGCTAATTGCTGTTCTGGCGTTTCTTCCTCGTCAGGATCTTCAATATCTTCGGTGACTTGGTATCCATCTTCGGGCAAGTCTTGTTCTGTAGATACAAAGTGAGGTTCATACCGTACCCAAGCAGTTCCACGACCACCCATTAAACGGTCAAACACCGAGTTTTTCATTGCCGAGCCGTAGTCGCTATAGTGTTCAATCTCAAACTCTAAAGCTCGCTCAAGCATCATGCAAGCTACACGACCAATTGGGTCGTTATCTCTAAATCTGCGGCTTACATCAGGGCGTGGAAGTCTAGCAAAGATCGCTGGCGTAATAGTCTGGACATTAGACCAAAGGATATTAAACCGAGCATTTGGGTTATTTTGGTAACGGGTATCGTCTTTGTATCGTTTAACGATCTTATCGACTCTGCCTTCCCAACGCTTATAGGTGCGTTCATAAGCACCAATGGTGTTATACCAATCCTCGTAGGAATGATTTATTTCACCTTTTAACTCAGCCATATCAAGCCTTTATGAGAAATTGCCTACTGCCAAGACTGTTGCACCAGCGCCAGTTGTTACTTTCCATGGGCCTGATACAGACTGAACTCCTAAATCAATAACGTATACGCCTACAGGTGTTACGGCAGGCATGATTGCAATAGAAGTTGCGTTATCAAGAATAGCAACAGTTGAAGTTGCTGCGGTATTTACGGTCACAATTAAACGAATAATCGTATCGCCAACAGCGCCAGATTGTCCTAAAACTTGTGCTGTTACGCTGGCGGCTACTGTTTCATAAGTAGTACCAAAAGGTAGTTGTACTCCAGACATTAGATTCTCCCTGTAGAGGTTTGAGGTTTAATTTTCCACATTTCATTCAATGTGACATCAGTTTGACCAACAAATAACCCACGAATAGGATCATCTTTAGTCATTATTTTTTCTTCTTCATGCCAAGCAACTGCAAGCATCCTAAAAGCATCGCTTCCATGGCTTGTCCAGTCATGGCGAGGTTTATCTCTAAATATTTTCTTGTCCTCGTCATATTCTCTTTGATACTGTCGTAAGCACTCGATTCCATCCAAACACCTTTCTGCATCAAACCAAGACCTTTTTAAAGCCATGCGACTTGCTTGTATTCCGTCTTGAAGTGACAAATTTGGCACAATTTTCATCAATTCTAACGGAATTTTAACAGAAAGTTGCTCAATTATGGACTTTCCTCCACTAGCTAATGTTTTAGCTCTAGCATCGTGCGGCAGATAATGAGTGCCATATGTGTACCCAAACTCTTGTTCTTTAGCTTTGATTAATCCGGTGTAATACGGAATGGTTTGTCCGTTGCTTGAGTGATAGTCTAATACCCTGATCTCACCATGTACAACTTGAAACCACCAGATCGCTGTATCGTCTGAATAACCTAAGTCCCATGCTGTAAATGTAGGAAACATAGGATCATGCTCAACCTGGGTAATATGTCCCATGTCATTCAATATACGCATCTCTACACCGTATATAGCGCCTTGGATTTCAGACTCAAAGTCACATTCAAACTCAGCCCTGTATTGACCACCTGTCATCATCTTGGCAGCATCAGCTAATTCTTCATCAGGAATAACACCTGTCTGACTAGCTCTTAAGACTTTTACATACCAATCTTTGTCATTTAAAGCGTGATCATATAAGTCATAAAATCCGTTATGGCCTTTAGGCGTACCAATAAATACTGCCCAAGTTTGATAACCATTTAAACCATTTCTATCAGTAAGTAGCGGCCTAATAATCTCTCCCCATAAACTAGGCTTCATATCAGCCATTTCGTCAAGAACTACACCATCCATATAGTTCCCACGAAGCGCATTTGGGTTATCAGCACCAAATAGCCTGATCTTAGCGCCATTTATAAGTTCTACCCATAATTCAGATTGATTAACTTGTTTTAAGAACGGGGCTGAAAAACGCTGTAAATATGACCAAGAAACTGATTTTGCCTGTGAGTAATAAGGTGCTATATAAGCGTACTGAGCATTTGGCTTCTTTTCAGTCAACGCCCTAACTATCAGATCATTAATACAAGCAACAGTCTTACCGCACCTTCTGTGGGCTACTATTACTGACCATCTTTGTTTACGATCATGGAAGTCTTTAAATACGCTTCTAGGGCGATATAAGAGCTTAACTCTCATCAGCCCATGAAATAGTTATATGCTGTGGGGCGTTCTTATCACCAACCAGTTCAGTTCTAGCTAGTTTAGGTACAGAGTATTCAACTAAGTTTTGTACGATCTCACAAGCCTTAGCAGGATTAGGCTGTACTAACCACTTTTGAGAGTCATCGTCATAGATGCCTTCTGCGGTGCTTGTAAGCCACGATTGAATATAAGGTATGTTGGCATCAAGTAAGGCTTTAATCGCTTCCCTAGCCTCTTGAGTGGCTTTATTAGGCACTCCTGGCTTTCTGCCGCCTGTCTTTTTTCTACTGTTTTCTACTTTATTATCCATATATTCTCAAGTGTTTGATATATAAGGCTTTTATTATATCAGATAATGTCTAACTCAATATAGTTGTTCATTACATATCCTTCATAGCATCTTCTATATGTTTTCTGCGTGATTTAGCAGGTTTAGCTGTTTTAGCAGATTCTTTGAAATCTTTAGCCGTGGGCGCATTTTTGCTACCAACTTTGTTCATATGCTCACCTGATCCAGCAGCTATACGAGCTTGCTTGGCGTGAATATTAGCGTATAGTCCGTTTTTCATTAGCAGTTCCAGTTCTTTAGTGAGGCTTTGGCTCTTTCAGCAGGGCCTTTAGCATGAGCTACAACACCCTTCATTCTTGCACAGAAGCTATCATGTCTACTGCCACTAGCTTGTGGTGCTTTTAAATGACTACCATTCTTAGCGTTGTATTCGGCACGACCTTTGGCGGTCATACCTGCGCCCTTATCTGTAGGGTTATAAGTCTTACCCTTACCAGTAGTCTTATGGGCTATGGGTTTATCGTGCTTTTCCATTGCGGCACGAATTTGATCGCTGCGAGCCATATTACTTCATGTATTTGTTGTAAGCTGTTTCTAAGACAGCTTTGCGCTTACCTTTGGCGGCTTCACGCTGTACACTTAATGCAATAGCTACGGCTTGTTTCTTAGGTTTGCCAGCCATTTCTTCTTTGGCAATGTTTTTACCAACTGCGGCTTTAGAAGCTGATTTAACTAATGGCATGATTACCTCAAATATTTAAGTTTATAGATTGTAGAGTCGATTAATTCAGCAATACTAGCCATAATGTTAATCAGGGCTTGTTCTTGCGGGAGGTCTTTGGCGGCTTCATCTACAAACTTTTTTAAGGATTCTAGATAAGCTAAAGGTTCTTTGGGTTGGTGATAAACGCTAGGAAACTGCTTGATTTGCTCATAACAGCCCATATATGCTTCTACATAGCTATCTACCAGATCAACAATGCCTTCGTAATATTTGCCTAAAGCCTTGTGCTGGCTAAATGAGTCTGTAGACCAATGAAAAAAATGGGTATTTGTCGCTGAGTGCAACAAAGTGGCAGCAAATAAGGCTACATTATTTTCCATAACACATTATAAATCAGAAATTGAATTTAAAAGGTTTTTTACACCTTCAATATCGTTGATTCTAGCAAGTGGGCCACCCTGCCAAGCAGCTATAAAAGTTAACTGATCTTTGGTGTAAAGCGCTTTTTCGCTAGACTTTACCTCGACTAATAGTGTGTGTCCTCGCCAGGCAACCAAGAGGTCGGGGATTCCCTTTCCAACTCTAGATAAGTCAAATACTTGAGCGCCCATTGCTCTAAAAGCATCCATAATCTCTCGTTGATTTTGATCAGTCCGTTTAGCATATGCCATTTTGTCACTATTATGGGTTAAGATACGCTAACTTTACATCAAATAGGGTGTCTATGTCCTTTAAATCAAAAATAACAGATGAAGTTTTTATTGAATTATGGAATAAGCTGGGCAGCCCTACGCTTGTAGCTGAAGTGTTAAAAATGAATCCCAGATCAATAATGGCAAGGCGTAAAGCGCTTGAAATTTACCATAGCATTGAATTACCTACTTTTAATTCTCAGCGACAAGAAAAAGTAAAACTCAAGAAAATAGAGCAAACTCCCCACAATGTCAGGCGTGGCATAGATATAGATAAGGTTAAACGGGTTATAGTCTTTAGTGATGCCCACTTTACCGATATAACCACAACAGCGTTTAAAGCGTTGTTATTAATGATTAAAGAATTTCAACCTCAAGTCATTATCTGTAACGGTGATGCGTTTGACGGACAAGTTCTTAGCCGTTTTCCTACCATTAATTATGACCAAAAGCCATCTGTCTTAGATGAGCTTAAAGCCTGCCAATATCATTTAGATGAAATAGTTAAAAATAAGCCTGCAGGCTGTGAGCTTATTTGGACTCTTGGTAACCACGATATGCGCTATGAATCATGGTTAGTTAACAAAGTGCCAGAATATAGCGGTGTAGATGGTTTTAGCCTTAAATACCATTTTCCTGAGTGGAAAACTTGCTGGTCATATTGGATAGGCGAGGATACTGTAGTTAAACACAGGCATAAAGGTGGTCGGTTGGCTGGTTATAACAATCTTACGGCTGCTGGAAATACAAACATTATTACTGGTCATACCCATGTTCTGTGTGCAAGTCCCATTACAGGCTACCAAGGCACTTTTTGGGGCGTTCAAACAGGATGTTTAGCCAATCCCCTTAGTTCAACTTTTGAATATACTGAGGATGGCCCTAAAGATTGGCGATCAGGCTTTGTAATGTTGTCTTTTGATCAGGGCAGAATGTTAATGCCAGAGCTTGTCATGGTTTCAGACGAAGAAAACGGTGAGTTTGAGTTTCGAGGTTGTATTAACAAGGTATGAAACTAAGCCCAGAGATAATTCGTCATTTATACGCTAGCTTGTATTGTTGCTATCCGTTTACTAAATGGAGTTTACCTTTGCCGGAGGAGATTGACTTTCAAATAGTCCATGATCCCGATGTATTAGGCACATATATGTACGATACAGGCGCTGACTATGAACATACCATTACGATATCATCGGCTCGTTGTGGTCATTATTACACTATGCTTACAACGCTTTGCCATGAAGTAGCTCATATGTCCTTCTATCGGCAAAAAGGTGATAAATGGGCGCAACATGGTAAACCTATGCGAACTCGGTGCAAAATGATAGCTCAAGAATTAGGACTTGATCCCCTGGAGTTGTAATCGTTCGGATACTATTTGGAGCAATCCTTCTTCGGTAATTTGGTATTTGCGTTCGAAAGCCTTGCGACCAAGGCCGTGTATTCCTGTATTACCTCTGTGATGTTCAGGACACAACCCGATGACAGGGGCATTAGCTCGTTTACCAG